AGAGGCATCATGGCACATAGTTCATTGACTCAAACCACAGTACTCAAAGGAGCATTTAACACTGATCCTGGTACTAAGAAAGAGTTCATGGATAATGTGAAACTTCAACAAGAATTTGCTCCAAGATAAAGGGAAAGAAAATGAAACTTAGAAAAATATTATTAGGATTAGCACTAGCAGGATCGTTAATCAATCATCAGGCATTTGCCCTAACTCCGGCGGAAGAAGTCGTGCAGGCTAAAGCGGCTGCAACAGCTAGGGCAGATGCAGCTAGGGCCGCAATACTAGCTGAACAGGCAAGACAATATCAAATAGTTTATGGTAAACCTCTTGATAGGTCAACTCCTGTGGTAACTACCCCAGTGGTAACTGCGCCAACAGTAAATACTCCGGTGGTAGTAAATACTCCGGTGGTAGTAAATACTCCGGCACCTAGACCAAGCATTGATATCGCAAAGTTTGCTACTGCGGAATATACATCTGCTGGGATTAATTCTAGTTCAATCATCGACGACTATCTGCGTGGCATAAATGCTAGTTCGGCATGGAGCAGAGGATATACTGGTTTAGGGTCTAAGATATTAATCATCGACAGTGGCATCAATGCCAATCACAGTGAGTTTTTAAACAGTGTCACTGATACTAAAGACTTTATTAGATCAGCGAGTGGAATGACCGATAAAGTTGGGCATGGTACTAGTATGGCTAGTATTGCGGCGGCAAATTGGAACGGAACAGGCGTAGCAGGTGTGGCCCCAGATGCTATGTTGGCTATCGCCAAAGTTACCGACAACAAGTCATTCAATTTCGTCCAAGCACGTAACGCAATTAGTTGGGGTGTTTCGATCGGTGCTGATGTAGCAAATATATCAGCTAATAGTGTTTATGATGTTGTTTCTAGAAAAACTTTCTATCAACTAAAAGATGGCGCGTGGGCAAATAGCAGTGCCACTTATAAAACTAATTATTATACCGGTGCTCGTGCGACTGGATTTTATAACAATGAAGACCCAAAATCCTGGGCAACGGCATTGGGTGGAAGTGAAATGGTTATAGTAAACTCAGCTGGTAACAGTGGATTACGCTATCCAGAAAATCCTGCATCAATGGCTATCGCTACGAAACCAGACGGTAGTTTATACTTAAATGGTCAGATGATGATCGTCGGTGCATATGATGTTAGCACTAATACCATATCTGGTTATAGCAATAGAGCTGGTCATATGTGTCAGGGATTTAACATTGTCAATGGTACTTGTATGGATACCTACCGTATCAGTGACTTCTATATCATGGCACCAGGTAACGCATATTCAGCTAGTAAGACCGGTGACGTATATGTTACATCACAAGGTACCAGTGAAGCGGCAGCAGTAGTTTCAGGTGCTGTAGCTATAGTACATCAACAATGGCCACAGATGACAGGTGCTAATATCGTTAAGTTATTATTAGCTACGGCCAGTACCGACCTAGTAAACTATAATAAAGAATTGATGGGTGTTGGTAAATTAGATTTAGAAAAAGCAACACAACCATTTGGTGTAGTAGGTATTCCTACAACAGGAAGAAAAGTTGCACTTGGCGGTGGCTTCTCGACTAGTACATCAGGTGGGTTAAGTTCAGTTGGTGCACTAAGTTCAGTAATGGTAACAGATGAGTTTGGTCGTGATTATTATGTTAACATGGCATCAACCGCTAATGCTAAACGAGCTACAGGTAATTTTAATCCAATAAGTAAAGCAAACTTCTACGAGGACTACAATCCTTATAATAAGTTAAACTACTATACCAATGGTGGTAAAGTTGCTCTAGGGCAGTATGATGTTAGGATGTCAATGAATGAGTTTACACAAACAGGACTAGTTGAGTCAGGGTATACCACTAAGTTCAATGACAAGGCAAACTACCGTGTGGGCTTTGGCGTGTTGAATGAACGTAATGCTTGGATGGGCAATCAGATCTCAGGTATGATGGGCGAAGTCGGTGGTAGTTATACACAGTTTATGAACTTTACTGGTGCATATAACTTAAATAAAAACTTGAGCTTATTTGGTAGTGCTTGGGTAGGTTATACACAGGCTAACTTACAGACTAGTGGATTGATCACCAATGTGGGTGCTACACAGTCATATAGTTGGAACATGGGCGTAGATTATACTAAAGAAAAACACAGTTTTGGTGCTACAGTAAGCCAACCAGTTACTGTAAGTAAAGGTACTGTTGATGTTAGCATACCAATTGGGTGGACTGCCAACGGTGAAGTAGCATATGATCGTAGCCGTGTAAACATTAGTCCAACTGCAATGCAGTATGACATGGGTGTATATTACAAGTATAAAACTAAAAATCTAAACTTGATTACCTATGGTGAGCATCAAACGAACTATCTTAATCAAGCAGGTGTGACTAATCAACAGTTTGGTTTCGCACTTAACAAGGAATTCTAAGATGGATTTGAAATCAATTTGTTTGGAATATTTTGAAACATTCTCACGCAAGGATCTAGATGGACTTGGGGTAATGTTCACCGGTGATATTACCTTACGTGATTGGGAAATCAGTGCTACAGGCATCGATGAAGTATTAGCCGCTAACAAAAAGATATTCGACAGCGTTGAATATATTCATGTGATGCCGTTGCACCTGTATCAAGATAACAATACTGTAACCGCAGAACTAAGCATAGTAGTTAGTGATGCTGTACATTTAAGTGTTGTTGATGTAATTAAATTCAATAACGCAGGCAAAATTAGTAGTATCAGAGCCTATAAGGGATAGTAATGAAAAAGTTATATGTAGATGATCAACAGATCCGAGAATATGTAAACGATATCTCATTTAAAATGTATAAGGACAATTGGCGCCCTGACTATATCGTAGGATTAACACGTGGCGGATTAATTCCTGCTGTATATATGAGTCATATGTTAGATATTCCTATGGAAACATTAAAGGTAGCCCTACGTGATGGTACAGGTGGTGAAAGCAATGGTTGGATGGCAGAGGACGCATTTGGTTATTTAGATGCCAGCGCAGTCCCTAGACCTAAAGGTGAACCAACAAGTGATCCTGCTCTACGTAAAAACATACTGATCTTAGATGACATCAATGACACTGGTGCTACGTTAGATTGGATCATACAGGATTGGCAAAGCGGTGCATTACCAAACGATCCAGCCTGGAATACTGTCTGGGGTAACAATGTCCGTTTTGCAGTGCTATTTGATAACTTATCTAGCAAGTTTAGCCACAAGGTCAACTACAGTGCAGTAGAGATAAACAAAGCCGAAGAAGATGTTTGGATTGTTTATCCATGGGAGAGATAGGTTGCATTTTTTTACAAAATATAGTAAACTAATAGGATGGTTGGCCAATATCATTACCGTTATCGGTGTGGTATTCACCAGTCTTGATGTGTATCCTCTCAACATTATTATACTGTCTATTGCTTGTTTATTTTGGATTGTAACTGGTATTGTTTGGAAGAAACCTGAGCTATGGTCATTAAATGCCATAATATTATTCATATATCTTTATGGGTTAATTAGATGAGTAAACTTAAAGTAAGTGAAATATTCTATTCAGCACAAGGTGAAGGACGCTTTATTGGTGTACCTAGTGTATTCTTAAGGACCTTTGGCTGTAACTTTACCTGTGGTGGATTTGGTATGAGTGATCGCACACAGATGAGCACAGAGCGTGAGTTTATCGATCCTACAAAATATCGTATATATGAAGAACTACCTTTGGTTACAACAGGCTGTGACAGCTATGCGTCGTGGGATCCTAGATTTAAGAACTTTAGTCCCTTATTAGAAATTGATGCTGTAGTCGAGCGTATGCTAGATCTAGTGCCTAGCAACAGTTGGATCATGCCTAACGGCAATGACACACATTTGGTTATCACAGGAGGTGAGCCATTGTTAGGTTGGCAACGTGCTTATCCAGAATTGTTAAGTCACAAAAATATGTATAACTTAAAGAATCTAACATTTGAAACAAATGGTACCCAAGAACTACATGAAGACTTTGCCAAATACTTAAAACTTTGGAATCGTGGTAGCCGTGAGATTACATTTAGTGTTAGTGCTAAATTAAGTGCAAGTGGTGAAACGTGGACAGATGCAATTAAACCTGAGATTGTTCGTAGTTATGAAAAGGTTGGCACAACTTATCTTAAATTTGTAGTAGAAAAACCTAGTGACTTTGATGAAGTTGATCGTGCAGTATCAGAATATAGGAAGGCTAAGTTCAAAGGTGTTATATACATTATGCCAGTAGGCGGTGTGGTTAAAGTCTACGACGGAAATAAATTTAACGTAGCTGACGAAGCTATGCGTCGCGGTTATTATTACAGTCCAAGATTACATGTTGATCTTTGGGGTAATAGTTGGGGCAAATAAAAGGAAAATATGAGCTATCTATTTACAAGTGAAAGTGTTAGTGAAGGACATCCAGATAAGGTAGCAGACGCTATCAGTGATGCGGTGTTAGATTTAATGATGCGTGAGCAGAATACTGCTTATCGTTGTGCTTGCGAAACACTAGTAACAACTAATCAAGTCGTCCTAGCTGGCGAATACAAAGGTATTTACAATCACTCAGAAGTTGAGAATACTGTACGTCGTGTTATACGTGACATTGGCTACGAGCAAGATGGGTTCCATTGGGAAACTGTAGAGATCACTAATTTAATGCATGGACAATCGGCTGACATTGCCCTGGGTACAGACACATTTGGTGCAGGTGACCAAGGACTGATGTTTGGTTATGCTATCAATGAAACTCCAGACTTAATGCCCAGTGCTATCTATTACAGTCATAAAATTGTAGAACGATTAACAGCAGTTCGCAAGAGTGGAGTGGTATGGTTAGGTCCCGATGCCAAGTCACAGGTTACTATGGAATATAATGATGATGGCACTGTTAGTCGTATCGCTAAGATAGTGTGCTCAACGCAACACTCAGCTGATATAGATATCAATGATTTACGTGAGCAGATTAAAACTATTATTGATACAGTATTGCCACCAAATCTAATAGATGCCGATACAGAATATCTTATCAATCCAACTGGCAGATTTGTCATTGGTGGACCAGATGGTGACACTGGTCTAACAGGACGTAAGATTATCGTTGATACCTATGGTGGATACAGTCCACATGGTGGTGGTGCATTCTCAGGCAAAGATCCTACTAAGGTAGATCGTAGTGCGGCTTATATAGCTCGTTACCTGGCTAAGAATATCGTGGCCTCCAAGGGCGCACATAAAGCAACTGTTCAAATCAGCTATGCTATTGGTGTTAAGCAACCAACCAGCTTGTTTGTTAAGACTGACCTAGGTATCGAGTTTGATAACACTATTACCCAGTGGATACGTGAGAATGTTGATCTAACACCAGCGGGCATCATAAATAGATTTAAGTTGTTCCGACCTATCTACAGTGAAACAACCAACTATGGACACTTTGGTAAAGCAGATTTACCTTGGGAAGCCGTGGATTTATTCAAGGACTAATATGATAAAGAAATTAATCAATAACTTGTTTGGTGCTAAACTAAAACCCGCAGTTATTAAAGAACAAAAAATCAAAAAGACTCCTAAAGAAATAGCTACAGAACGTGATGAACCTTATGTTGAAGTATTAGGCATGGATATAGACAAAGATAATCTAGGCAATGGAGCTTTTGAATTAGATTGGAATGATAAATTCGTGGCTAACTTAATGCGTGCTGGATATCAAGGTAAGACAGATCAAGACATAGTAGACAATTGGTTCAAAGCAGTATGTCGCAACGTCATACAAGAAAATTTTGAGCAGGAACAGGCCGATCCAGAAATACGTGCAAGTAATCGTAGAGATCTAGGAGATGGCAGAACGGAAGTAAGTTGATCCTGTATGTCAATGGTGATAGTCATAGTGCCGGGGCTGAAGCAGTAAACTCTTTTGCATTTGCAGAAGATGATCCGTTATATAGTGGTCTAGGACGACAACCACACCCCGACAATGAACGTGTTAGTTATGGATGTTTAATAGCTAATGCATTTTTTGCTATTCTACACTGCGATGCCGAAAGTGCTAGTTCAAATGATCGTATTATTCGCACTGCCAGAGAATACTTAACACAATACAAACCAGATGCTATTATTATTGGATGGAGTACCTGGGAGCGTGAAGAATGGTTATATAATGATAGATATTGGCAAATTAATGCTGGCGGCGCTGGTCATGACTGGCCAGAAGAACTCAAACATCGATACCACGATTGGGTAACTAGTCTAGATTATCGTCAGAAAGAACGTGACGCTCAAGATAAGATTTGGGCATTGCACCAAGAATTATCCGATATACCTCATTTATTCTTCAATAGTTATTTGGCATTAGATTTTACCAAACATCGTGATTGGGGTGATAGTTATCTATATCCATATGATAATGCATATACATATTATCATTGGTTAAAAGATCACGGGTATAATACGGTTAATCCAAACAGCTATCATTTTGGTGCGGACGCACATCGTGCCTGGGCAGACTTTTTGATTCCCCAATTGACAAAAATCATAAATGAAAGTATAATAACTAAATGAGATATCTATTAGTTGACACTGCAAACACATTTTTTAGAGCAAGACATTCAGCGCATCGCCAAAGTAACACTTGGGACAAGCTGGGTTTCGCTATCCACGTAACCTTAGCCAGCATAAACAAATCATGGCGTGATCAAAAGGCTGACCATGTTATATTCTGTTTAGAAGGGCGCAGTTGGCGCAAAGATTTCTACGAACCCTATAAGAAAAACCGTAGTGTAGCACGTGCGGCTCTTACCGAAAGCGAAGCAGAAGAAGACAAGTTGTTCTGGGAAACATTTGATAATTTAAAAACGTTTGTCGCAGAAAAGACTAATTGTAGTGTTCTTCAACACGGTGAATTAGAAGCTGACGATTTGATTGCAGGCTGGATACAAAGTCATCCAGATGATCATCATACTATCATATCCAGTGACACAGACTTCTATCAACTCTTAGCAGACAACGTTAATCAATACAATGGCATCAGTGATGAGCTCCATACCTTAAAGGGTATCTTTGACAAGCGTGGCAAACCTGTCATTGATAAGAAAACTAAAGAACCTAAGAAGATCCCTAACCCACAGTTTATACTTTTTGAAAAGTGTATGCGTGGTGATCCCACAGACAATGTATTTTCCGCATTTCCAGGCGTGCGCACCAAAGGCAGTAAAAATAAAGTAGGACT